GATTTTCCCAATATCCCGAATAATCTGCTCCTGCCAGTCAATCAGTTCAAATGGCTTTCCTGCCCATGTTCCCTTGGTGTGACACAGACATTCAATAAAGGAAACTGCATAGTCCGCCAGTTCCTTGTTATAAACGGAATCCTTCGCCTTGAATTTGGTCGGCTTGTACTTCTTTAATTTTCTCAAATGATCACCTCCAAGGCATAAAAAATGACCTGCCATCTGGCAAGCCGTACTATTTCTTCTACGAGAGAAAGAGCCATCGGCTCAATCTCAATGCTATTTAAATTTACTTATTTTCCCCATTCTTAAATGCAGAGGACCCAGTAAGATTTTTAAGCAAAATCTTCCGCTCCACTTTGTACTCTTCTCCGATGAAGCCAAGTCGGAGAAGAAAACACCGGAATGCATATTTTTCGTTCTCCACTTCTCTTTCCTGTACGCTGATCCGCTTTTGATTACATGCCATCTCACAGAGTGCGTGGACAAAATGTAGATACGCATTAGCTGCATCCGCATCCTCTATCATCTTTTTGAACCAAGGAAATGTAACTCTACACTTCCAATTTTAAAGTTATCAATCGTAGTAAAAACTTGGGCGCGTTACTACCAACCTGCTTTCGAAATAACTATTTGATTAACAAGATTATTTTGTAATTTTACATAATATACAAATGCATTCGCTACTTCAAGCAGTACAGGATTTGCTTTTTCTTTTAATGGCAATCCAACTGAGAACTCAATATCATACTGTTCTGATGAAGATGTAGTTACACTCGAATAAAACGCTTTTTCGGCCAAATGGACATATTCCGAAAAATTTCTATACACTAAATCTAATTTAGCATCATATTCCGCTAATCTTTGTCGCAAAATATAGTCCTTCATTTTATTTCCACGATTATCTTTCATATCACTAATTTTCTTTCCAACAAAGAATCCGTCAATAAAATCTGTCTGACTTTCTGCAATAAAGGCCGCGAAAATCCGCATACAATTATCTATCTGCGAACGTACAAAATCCCTCCACAAGCTAAGTTTCTATTTTTTATCATCTCAGAAATTCCATCTAATAAAACAACGCTTCGATCCATAGCAGAAGTAAAAAAGAAATCCTCCTTATAAAGTGTATCTCCAATAATTGCCTTACTCAATTCGATTATTCTTTTTCGTAATTCATTCAAAACCTGTAATCTACCATCCAGTTCATCTAAATATTTTTCATTATTCATAAATATATTTTCTCCAAAGTCATACACATCTCTTGCCTTACAAATATGTATACTTTATTTTGCTTGAAACAAAAGTTTTAGAAAAAGGTAGCGTTTT